TTTCCTGATTTGCCTGGTTGTTTAACACAAGGCGAAACACTGGAAGAAGCTGCAGAAATGGCAGAAGATGCACTGGGTACCTGGTTTGCGCCAAACCCGTTGGAACCAGCTCAGGAATTTCCGAAACCGTCAAATCCAAGTGATATCAAATTACAAGGGCGTGATTTTGTTTTAATGATCAAATATGATGGTGTCGAATGGGCCAAGCGGTATAACAACAAAGCTGTCAAAAAGACGCTTACAATTCCAGCGTGGCTGAATGATCTCGCTGATAAAAACAACATCAATTATTCACAAACCCTGCAGGATGCGCTTATTAAGAAGCTTGGAATATAGTTAAAAAATCTATCTCTTGAAGAGGTAGATTTTTTATATCTATTCTTTCGGTTCCGGAATAGCAATCATTTTTATATTCTTGTCTATATTGACATACACAGAAGAACCGGTATTTTTCTGTGCTTGTTTCAAAGCTTCTTCATAATTCAATCTTTTTATCTTATCCGTTGGTACTATTTCAAATTCCAGGACCTTTCTTTCTGATGCATCCTGCCAGCCCATGCAGCCATATGCCAGCGATGTTTCTTTTTTCAGATCATATAGCCACACATAAATGACACTGTTATGGTCAAAAATCTGCTGTCTCACTGACTTATTGCTATACTCTCCGAGACCTCTGCGCAACCTTATCCAATTAATAAGCTTTAACGATATTTTCATATCATTATCCAACTCCTTTTAACGCATCAATTTGAGCCATGAGTTCTTCTATTTTTGCATTCACGTATTCTTCAGTAGCTACAGGCTTACCATTATATTGTAATTTATTTAAACCGCGTAAAGCTAAACCAATACTACTATCTCCTATATATATAATATTATCGGAGCTTATGGCGGCTATACGTTTCACATTATCACTTTTATCTTTTCCGTCAAGAGCTGCACCGAGGGCTAATATAACAGGTCCACTTACCTCTCCGCCAGTTTTATCCAACTTTTCATTCTGCAACTGCTCAACCTCTTCTACAACGGTGATTGCATCCGCACCATCGATCGACTTCCACACCACAACTTCCACCTGCTGCCCTGCGTCCAGTGCCTTTGTCAAGGTTATCCGCGTAGCATCATGCGTGTAGTCTATTGTCTCAGCTGTCCGCAATCCATTGATATATACCTCCAAAATATCTAATGTAGTGTTATATCCAGTTACACCGATATCGAATACTTTTTGTCCAGCTGTGCTGGTCATGATATTCGTAAACTTCCGGATGAGCGTTGAGGTGGACATCTGCTCTTTTATTCCGGAGAACCATGTATTGAACGCTGCATTATTAAAGGTGCGGTCTTCCTGGAAAGCTGTCTGATATTGATTGAAGAGTGTTGTGGTATCTACCTGGTCAATCAATCCGGTAACGACACCACACACACCTGCATCCAGTCTGGTATCTGTGATGAGTGACTGGGTGATCGTCGTTGTCTGCTTTGGTACGCTGACCACAGCCAGTCCCAGCTCGAACATTGTCGTGTCTCTCTGAACATCCGGAATGGCCGGATTCGTCGCACCGGTTCCTTTTTTTACCGCAAACCCGATCGTTCGAGCCGTGAAGTCTATCCGGATCACGATGCGGTCCATCCTGTTTAAAGATACGTCCGATGCAGCAATCTGCAATATTTCATCTGAATCAGAAATAAACCATTTCCAGTCTAGTCTAGCTTCTCCTTTTTTGATAATGATATTCATGCCTGTGCCAGCCGTCACTTGCAGGTTGTTGCTGGGTGATGCGAATACGCCATTCGAAATCAGTTTCCGCAGGAGATAATTGAAATCGTCCGCATCGTATTTCCTATCTTTATTCACGCTGTTAAAAAATCCATATCTTATCGTCATATTATTTCCCTCCTTACGCTCCAAATGTCGGTGTCACCAGATATCCGGTCTCATCCTCTGATTCCATAACTTCTATGATCCGTGAATTTATCGACATCCCCCATCTGGCGTTCTCGATCGTTACCACATCGCCAAGAAAATAATCCTTCTTGTACTGATAATTCACATTCATACTGACTTCTCCACCAAAGGCTTTTGTCATGCTGACCTCTCCCAGTTTCTCGTATCCGCGTTCTGATAATGCATTGCTATAATCTGTATCCGACACCTCTCCATCGTTTGATGAGATATCTCTGGCGTCCACGAACATCTCTCTGCGGTCGATGCCGGACGCTGTTCCTACCGGCATCTTCCTGCGCTGGGAACCTTCTCCTTCACCGGCGACAAGCGCGAAGTTCTTATGCTGAGAATTCACCTCTTTATATTCGCTTGATACTAGATTGTCATTTTCATCCGAGAACACCACATAGGGATTCATATCCTGCGCATAAGAGCGGTCTATCCCTTTGTAAAGTTCAAACATGAACCGCCCTTTGTCCACCGGCATACGAAATCCAAGTCCATTCGCCTGGCATACGGAAATGATTACATTCGCAATCTCATCACCGGTGTACTGTGCGTCCATCCGTTCTTTCATTCCTTTCGGTGCTGCTATACCTATCTGTTCAATCTTTCTAGACATGATCTTCGGATCAGTTATATTGTCCTTAATGATGCTTATCAGACCACTTTCCACGGTACCTCTGATCTGCGTCTGGTCATATACGATACGACGTGTCAGCAGGGATTCCGCGAACCTTCCAGTCACCTGTAGATACTCTTGTTCTCCGTCGTCTGTGATGTCGATGTCTTCGATGATTCCGACATACGGATCATCATAGCGTATCACATAGAAATCCTTCTGTAACAATTCTCTTACCTTCTGATCCATCGCTATATAGATTTCAAAATCACCAATATCATAGTAGCGGCTTACCCATATGACGGATGCCGTCTCAACGATACCGAGCTTCCTCATATCACGGTCTGCGATTACAAGTTCCATAGCTCACACTCCCTCATACTCATCACGATGGATGATGGATAGTTCAATAAACGGCTGCCCAGCCGCAGCTTCAAAGATGAATACATTATCTCCGATATCCAGTTGCAGCCATTTACTACCTGGCATGATGGAATTGAAGATGTTGATTTCTTGCGCATCACGCATAAGCTTCACGCTTTTATTCCCGACACGTGTCGATATCGTAACGACATCACCGGCTTGAAAGGTATAAGATAGCCCGAATGATTCACCTGTTGCACGGTTGAATATCTTAGGATCTGTGACTACTCCATTCATCCTCATGCGGAAGGTGATCCCATTCGTAATTTCTCCTCTGTTCAGTGCGACAATCTCCGGAATCTCCATCATCGTTCCAAATTCAAAGCTTTCTCCTTCATCGCATACAAACTCAAATGTAAATTCATCGATGATCTGAGAACCGCCATCTATCTGTTCAATGACATTCTTGAAATACGGATCAGGGCATAGCAGCGACACCTGCGCCAGCTGCATATCTGCGAAGTGATCGATCTTTATATCCTGTACATATCCTTCGATATATACATCACGGTGAGAATTTTGATAATACACTTTTAAATATTCCTTGCTGTGGATATACTTGTACAGCCGGATGCGGCTGTCTTCCACATCCCCCTGAAAATAGATATAGATATCTAGGTGCTTCGATCCGGCCGTGGAAGAAATGAACGTCTCCCCATCATATCCTACCATTTTTGAGGTATTGATCTGTGCCGTCGGTGGTCCAAGACCGTCAATCTGTCCAATGATATAGTCCGGGTCTTTTGTCAGCTCCAACCGTTCACCTTTTTTATTTTCCACTGCCACGACTGCATTCATTTCTTTCCACCTCTGCTCATCATATTGTAAAAATTGAATGCACTGTTCGTCTGTCTATAGATTTCCCTGCGTGACAGTGCTTTCGGTGAATAATTATACTGATTGAATACAGGCTGGGCCATCTGCTCGCCAGCTTCAGATCCCGTGTTCTTTGGGGCAGCTACTTGCATCAGCTGAACCTGTTTTATCGTCAGTTCATTATTCGCTGCGCTGATTCCACTAAATACAGAAGACAACGCACCAGAAGCCGCTGCAGCCGCTTCTTTTGTTTTCCGAATCATAGAGATACCCATATCATCTATTGGATCGAGCACCTTGTGCATATTCTTATAAGCACCTCCGCCAAGGCCCTGCATATAGAAATCCATGATCTTTTCACCTTCTTTAGACGGTGAATGTTCATCCAATGCACTCTTAGTACCTCTTTTTATGGCATTTCCTATATCCCATCCCACGCTGAATATATCGATGGCCCCGGTACCATTTGATATGCCAATCGCATAATTCTCTCCAACACCGAACATCGATACGGATTCCGCTCCATCTTTGAATTTTTCACCGCTCTTTTCGCCTTTGTTCTGCACATCTTTGTTCTTTCCACCTATTCCTGACAGCATACCATTGACAAGCGTTGCGCCCGCATTATAGGCAGTGCTCTCTTTTGATTCAGCCCCTGATGCAAAGCCATCAGCGTTTTTCTTACCTTTGTCTTTCGATTCTTCCTTTTTGTCCAACGCTTTGACTGCCTGCCTGGCCATATCAGCAAATGTCCCTACGATGCCCGGCTTCTTCTCATCCACCGTGGATTTCATACCTTCAAGTTCTTTCTGTGTGTTCTCGATCTTAGCTTCCTTGCTCTTGATCATCTCCAATAGGGTCTCATCACCGGTCTGCTTGTATTTTTCCTTGAGTTCTTTCAGCGATCCTTTTTCAAATTCAAGCTGCGCTGTCATCATTTCTTTCTGATCCGCATAGGATTGACCTTTAGATGCAATGACATCCGTCTCTATCTTTGCAATCTGCTCCGGTTTTCCACTTTGCAAACGCATAGAATTTACCTCATAGCTATCGATATCTTCGTGGTAGCCCTTCAGCAACTCATTCTGCTTGTTCAACTCTTCCTGCTTTTTTACTGTATCATCAGTCAACAATGCTATCTGCTGCGCAGTGCTCGATTTCACTGCATCTGCATTTTTATACCACTCTTCTCCATATGTTTTCAGCAGTTCTGTCTCTAGCTGTTTCTTTTGCATGTTATTATCTGATATCTGTGCGCTCAGTTCATTGGCCTTTGTCTGCGCTTCAATAGATTTTGTTACTGCTTCCTTATATGCTGGCAGCTGCGCTTCCAGAATGATCTCTGCACGTTTCTTCGTCAGCATATTGTCAATGGAGCCGCTCAGATCCTTGTATCCGGTTATAACTCCATCATTCAGTTCCATTTCCGTTCCCAGCGCCTGATTCAGATCGTTCAGGATGAATTTCACTCGGTCCTCATATTTCCCTTTCAACTTCCCGTTTCCGTCTACGAGGTTCTTCAGCTCGCTGTACAGGGACTGTGTGTTCTCAATCTCTCCCAGATTTGCGGAAAGCTGTTCCTCCTGAGCCTTTCGCAGGTCATTACGGGCATTGATCTCCTCCTGGATAGCTTCCATATTCTTGCGGTGTTCATCATTTTCAAGTGCCGATTTTATGAGGAATCCGCCGATTGCCAGTGTCACACCGGCGATAGCTGTCGCCAATGCGATCCACGGATTCGCGGCGATGGATGCCCCCAGTGAAGACATTGCATCACCTACAAGTGGCACCTTATCTCCCAAATCAAACAACGCTTCCCCTGCATGAATGATATCGTCCTTGAATCCTACGATCGTCTGGACTGTGAATGCAGCCGCCAGCGCAGCTCCAACCGTCTCTATGACCGGTATGATCGTCGGAAGGTTCTTAATTGTCCATTGCACTCCGTCCTTTAATATTGGCAACATCTGCTCAGCAAGTGGCATAAGCAGGTCAGTTTTCACGCTCCTGCCCAATTCCTTGAACTGATTCCCAATATCCGAATACTTTACCTTGTTGATCTCCTGCATGGTCTTCTTCGTCTTATCTGCGGATCCATTGACCATCGTTAAAGACTGTACACCGTCTTTTCCAAGGTCTTCCCACATCGTACCGAAAAGGTCTACACCGGCCTGATTCTGTTTTACCTGATCGTCCATCGAGAAGAGGGCATTTATCGTCTTTTCTGTAGCGTCGCGTGCCGATTCGCCACCTTTGGCGAATGCTTCCCGCATCTTGTCAGCATCCAGCCCTAACAGTTCGAATCCTTCCGTCGTCGTCTGTGCAGTGTCCTTCGTCCGGATACCGAACTCTTTCATGGCGTCTCCTAACTTGTCCACGGAAAACGTCCCATCCAGTGTTCCATTCTGAAGACTATTGAAGAATTCTTCCGCAGAATATCCCATCTGTTCATAATGAACAGCATATTCATTGATAGAATCCAGCAAGTCTCCGTTCTTATCCAGACCATTCTGTGCGCCCTGAGCCAGTAGATTGTAGGCTTCTTCAGATGATATTCCGAATTGGTCCATCAGCATCTTCGCAGAGCGTACCGATTCCTGGATATCCCATCCGAACGTATCGCGTAGTGCAATAGCGTCCCTTGTAAAGTCCTTCAATTTGGATGGATCAAGCTCGTTCGTCTGCCGTTTCACTTCACCCATCGATTCCGCGATATCGTCTAAGCTGTCACCGTAATTGTTTTTATACAGTTCTTTCATCTGGTCATTATAGACCTTCATCTTACTGGCACTGATACCGGTAGAAGCTGAGAAGGATGCGGATGCGCGTTCGGATTCCGTGGCTAGTTCCTTGAATCCGTCGATTGCAGCACGTATCGCATCCGCTGCCAGAGAAGCGATTGCCCCCTTTAGAATTGTGAACCCACCTTCAGAATTTTTTGCTGAATCTCCGGCATCATCCAGAGCATCCGACAATTCATCTCCTGCATAGGCAGCATCCTTCAACTTGTCCTTGTTTGTCTGCAGGTCTGTAGAAAGTCCCGATATTTTCTGCCCCAGTTCCTTGGTTGCATCAGAATCCTGCCCCTTTGATAAAGCTGATTCCTGATACTGGCGTTTCAGATCATCAAGTACCTTTTCCTGTTCTGATATCGTCTTTGTAAGCTTATCGACTTCCGAATCGGAATCTTTTGATGCGTTCGTGATATCATCCAGCTGCTGCCGATACTTGTCCCGCTGCTTCTCGCTGTTCTTGACGACAGCAGACTGATTCTCGATCTTGATCTGAAGATCCTGTGCAGCCTTGCTGGTCTCTCCCTGCTCCTCACATACCATCTGATACTGCTGTTTCAGAGCCTCCAGGATGGACTTCTGTGCGTCGATGTTCTTATCCAGATTACGCAACTTCGCACCCAGACCATCCGCCGATGAACCCCAGTCGTCCATTCCGGCTGTCGCATTTTTGAACTCCGCATTTGACAGTTTTATCTCACGGCGCGCCTGCGTCATACTCGCTTTCAAATCGCTTATATCAACTTTCCACTTCATCGTAGATTCTGTTTCTTTGCTCATGTCTTCACCTTCCTTTCATCAGTACCAACTATCATCTGTTGCGGGGCGTCGTATGATCTTATTCCCCTTTCCGTCATACAGCACCTGATCGCCCTGTTTCAACGGTGTTTTCAAATCTTCGCTTTCTTTTCTCTGTTTCATTACACGATTTATCAGTAGGAATACCTCTCCTGATTTCTCACGGCGTATCATAAACGGATTCAAACTACTGTATCTGCTGCACAGGAGGTCTGATATCTCAAACATAAGTTCATAAAGGGACAGGGATCTACCCTGTCCCTTACCTAGTTTGGGGAATCATTACCTATGAACGTTTGTTTTACATAATACATCGTGGCAGCTATCACCATGACGATATCCTTTGTTTTCAGTTTCCGAAAATCCTCTTCAGTGATCTTCGGAAACATATCTTTTAGGAGTTCCTCAATCATCTGCATCTTACTTCTTACGATTCGGAAAAGTGCTTCCGTAGCTTCTTCCTCAGACATCTCTCCCATATCTTCGACCTGCGAGATGATCGATATCATATCTTCCACTGTCCCCCATCGTAGATCATAGTTATCACAGGTCAATGTTTTTTCTACTTCCTGATGTTTATTATATATTTTCAGTTCCATAATGACCCTTCCTCTTCCTTATCATTCAGGTGTTGGCGTCGTCAGCGGCTTCAATGTGTCACAAGTTGTTACCTCGGTGAAGAATGTCGTCAGATCAGCAAGATTGTCTGATTCATCAACTACCAGTGCTTTCTGCGTCTTCCCTTTTTTCGTGAACTTATGAATCGTATTGATACCGGTGATCACGAGGCTCTGCCCAGAGCTGTCTGTATCTGCTCCTTTCGCTTTACTAGATTCTTCCGGTATGTTTGCCGAACACTTATATCGCCAAACATACCGCTTCGTGTCATCTGTCTTATTCAGGATATATCCTAAAGCGAAATATGCCTGTTTGACCGTTCCATCATCCATCAGCGCACCGGTCTCCGGATCAACATCTTTTCCAATGATCTCCGCCTGTGTAGCAATATCTAGGGCTGGCACCGATACTGTGATCGTATCAGCACCCTCTGCTTTGATAATCAGTGCGATCTTGTTATCATATGGCTTTGAAGCACTGGCTGTTTCTGTTGTTTTTGATATCTCTGCAAGAGGCGCCAGCATCTTCACCTGCCCTGTTTCATATTTTTCAATCGAATCTTCTGTGATCATAGCATAACAAAGATTCTCACAACCTCTGAACTCCTGAACTGTTTCCATCGTCCATCCTCACTTTCTTTTTTGTTCATAGAGAGCGTTTAGCCCTCTTCCTGTATGCGATATTTCATCGCTCATCACGTCATATCCTTTTCCATCTATAATGAAGCCCTTCCTGCGCAGCAACTGAATCACCAACAACGGAACCTCATTGACAAGTGCAGGATCTAATGAATAGAAGTTGATATCAAAGTCCCAGATACAGGCATCTGGAGCATTATCGTAGAATGTCACATCTTCCGTACTGTTGTTCCATACTGTAAAGAAGGAAGGCGGGTAGCTTTCTTCTTCTGACATTGATCCCTGTAATCTCACCGGATATCCGAATGTCAATAATAATGTTTCTAGTTCATCTTTCATCTTATCCTCCATTCTTGTCAGATATTGACAGGTAATGCTGCATGATATCCTTCTGTATCTCCTCTATTCTTTTCTTTATCTTCTTACCATGGAATGTGTTATATAGTTGCTGATCCTTCTGCATCCTTGGCGTTCCATACATAAGAAATATGGATGCCATACCGCCGTTTTTGATATCAAATCCAACGTTTATATGCGCATTAGTTCCTTCCCATATCACTGATGCCTTATCAATAAGAGATCTTTCTGTTGCTCCAGTCTTATAATGCTTCTTGATGGCTTCAGCAGCCTCTTTTGTCACTAACTCATGGCCTTTTACAAGACAATCAGTCACCGCTGGTTTTATGTTGCCGCTTATCTTATCGAGACGTTCCAGCATTTCTTCAAAACCGGTAAAGTTACATGCCATCTTGTTACTCATGGCTTACCGCCTACAACTTTTACTTTAAACTTCAAGAACTGATGCCGCATATCGATATCCTCCGGCGTTCCGATGATATCATACGTCTTTCCTGTTTCACATACATAGATCTGACAATCTGCCGTGATATCCGGCCGGAACCAAGTTTCTATGACAGCTGTGTCTATGGTCGTCACGATACCGTTCGACATTACTTCCGTACCACCAAAAGTGCGGAAGCTTGCATATACCTGCATATCAATAGAGACTTCTGACGGTTTTGGATATATCTTTGTCGCGACCATCTTCACCGTTTTTGTACATGGCTTCAAAATGAGCATAGGAACTGTGAATGGATCTTTAGGTCTATACATCGCTATCACCCTTTTCAAAGCTCAACTGCATGGCTCGTTCCTTGAAATATGGTGACAGCTGTCCGGATCCACTTCCATAGTTCCATAGATCCGCAACTCCGCGGGCAATCACCCCGAAGGATGCCGACGAATCAATCACACGCTGATCAATTCCGGCACTCTTCAGGTAAGCCTTCGTTTCATTGATATAGAACGATATCGTACCATCCTGATAGGTACCTGTAACGCCCAGTGCTGTCTTTACTTTTTCAAGGATCAGTACATCCTCCATGGATGGTCACCCCCTGCCTATCCCTGCGCAGGGGCAGATTTCTTCAGCAGATAGATATATGCCGGATCCAACACCTTACCGTCATTCACGACCAGCGCCTTATCGACATACTGATTCGTTTCATGGTCGAAATATCTCATCAGCGTAAATTCCATATTGGAATTGATTGCATAAGCCATCTCCGGAACCCAGAACATACCAAAGTATTCTCCATCCGCGCAGCTGTCGAAGTCTTTGAAAATATCTTTTTCTACACGATTCACCTCGTATTCGTTGAATTTATGCAGCTTGTCGCTAGCGTCGAATCCTGCTTTTTTGATTGGCTGTCCGGATGTATCTTTCATCGTACAGAGATTGCTGACATATGTCTGCTTCGCAATCACGAATTCCGGACGTTCTTTTTCCATTGCCATAGGGATTTCCGCAAACAGTTTCTTTTCCCATGCTGTCCAGTCACTAATATCGTCTGCAGTAAACGCAATGATGTTCGCTGGCAGGATACGGCTTCCGCTTTCCTTTTTTGCTTCTGTCAGGATACCTTCCATCTCATTGTTTGCCGGAACTCCGGAGATGATCTCCTTATCCATCGCTTCTACATATGCTTTCGCAATCACTTTTCCCAGTTCAGTTTCAAACGCAGCAGTCTCCAGGATACTTTCCAGCAATGTCTTTGCGATACGGATCTCACCGATATTATATCCGAACTGGACATGCCCAGTAGTCTTTCCACCCTTCTGGCGGTCACTTACCGTACCTTCTGTAATTCGTTTGAAGGTTGCGCCGAATGCTCCGATCGGATATTTCATTCCACCCTTGACATTCGTTTTCTTGACTTTTGTGTACAGCTGCCCGCGGACTTTCTCCACTTCTGTGATAAAGGTCTGCATGACTGTGACAGGGATCACGACGCCCAGGTCTTCACTGGTATTCGCTTCATTAGCACGCGTGATCAGGACCTCATCCATCTCACCTGTACGGAAATATTTCTGGAATGCCTTTCGATATTCCATCGTTCCTGTTGGACCCGCATCACGTTCTTCATCAGCAGCCGCAGCTGTACCTCCTGCACTCAATCCATAGCTTGCCAGTGGATTGAATCCTCGCTGTTCGCCATTTCCTGCATCACCAGCCTCATCAATAGGCGGCAGGGACCGAATCTGTTCATTCACGGATTCGATCTGCTCCTCCACAGCATCCAGACTTTCATTGATCGCCTGGCGTTCTTCCTGCGTCTCAGCTGCAACCAATGATGCGCGAAGGGTACTTCTCTGTTCTCTGAAGTCTTTCAATAGATTGTTCAAATACTCTTTGATGTTCATATCTTATTTTCCTTTCCTGTACATACGTACTAGTGCTTTCGCTTTATTCACGCAGGCTGTATCTTTCCTGCTCAGCGCCTGTTCTTCTTTTGCGTGTTCGAACGCCTGTCGGGCTTCATCACAGTTTCCTTTATCCCGCAAAGATATATCTGTTTCCTCATAGGCCGGCCATGTCACACCTGAAACTTCCATTACGACAGATATCTTTTCGATGTACCTTGTTGGATGTTCAGAATCCAAATCATCCCAACGCTGTTTGCGAATCCCGAACATGAAGGACATGCCGCATATATCTCCCCTGTCCACAGCAGAACAGAATTCTCTTGCGGTCCCATTGTTTACGACATCCACGCCAGCTCGGATCGCCATACCGTTGACATCGACGCTCAGCTGCATCGTGCTGTTTATATTGTCTTTTCGACTTCTGGCCATCGGTATCATACCGGTCATATGATTAACTAAAAAGCTCACATCCGTAAGGTCTGTTTCATCCAGTGCGCCACGGCAGATCACTTCGTCATACCACCCCATATCTGTTTTACTTTCATATACGATCGGCCGGCCTACGATGATACGCTCGTTCTCCGAATTGCCATCCTCCGAACGGACTTCACACATATAACTTCTTCTTACAAATTCATCCATTCCTTTCACCTCCTCCTTTTCTATTCTTCGCCACGTTGTATTTTCAGTGCATCTTCAACATTCACGAGTTCTTGCATTTCATCGTTTTGTCTTTTCGTTTTATCTTGATTGATCTGGTACTGCTGTGCATACTCTACTCTTACCCAGTTGAGTGACTGGTAACGTATTCCTTTGAGCTCTTCCATCGGTTCATATCCAAATGCGACACGCTTCTCGTTTTCAAAGAGTGCTCCCGTCTGTCCCAATTCCTTGACCATAGCGAGCGTCTGCTGTGGATTCATGAAGACTAGTTCTTTCGGATAGAACACGATCTCATTCCTGTATCCACCCTTTTGCTGCTCTGTGAAAAGTTTTTTTGTGAAGGACTGCGAAGCTGATATAGCAATCGGTTCTATTGCACTTTGATAAAATGAAGCGTAATCCTCCGATGTATATTTCCCGGTTATGATCTCCGCTGGTGTGTGCCAGTTTCTGGTGATCTTGCTGTCCAGAAATTGCAATGTATCCTTGTCAATCAATTTCACATTATGCGTAATTGGGATATACTCATTCGTAAGATCCAGCGGCAAGAGCCCGCTTTCTGAATCCATCAAATGCTTCTCAAATTTTTTGATATCCTCAACAGAGTGTTATATTTCACGATGCCGTTTATCGTCAACGATATCTTCATCGCCTTTCGGATGCCTTCCAGCAGATCATCATTGATCTCCACCGTCTTTTTTATATTCTGATGGTTTGGTCTTCCGAATTCATCACCACCCATCAGGTCATTCTGTGCAAAATGCGATTTTAGGTGGATGATGGAATCATACGGCACTGTGGATTCATAGCCGCTACCAAATGCCATCTTGAGATAGAGCCTTCCTGCCGGATCCTGCATGAAGGTGACCTGTTGTGGATTCAAAGGCCATAGACCTTTTGCCGCTCCTTTCTCATCCTTTTGGATATAGATGAACGAATTATAAGTAAGCAATAGCATCCATGCCCACTTTTCAATGAACTCACTTGTCGTCATGAGTGGATTGGGATCTTCTAACAGCCGCTGCATAGCGCCTCTGACCGGTATAGGGTCGAATCCGTCATACCGGATATGGCGTGGTCTCAGCTTCTTCAATTCATTCACGATCGCATCCAGTGTCTGCTGGACGACATCGTTTACGAAGATGTTCTGACTTCTCCCGGAATAGATAGGGGTAACACCATTCGTCATCGTTCCATAATTCAAATTTTTGGGATGTTTTTCAACACCGAACATATCGGATAGAGTTTTCAATATCCCCATTCCATCATCTCCTTACCGCTGCCATAAAATCAGCCTTCATCCTTCTCCATATCTCGTTCAATATGACAAGACTAACTGCACCATCTATTTTCTTTCCTGCCATGTTCTTCTCTTTGACCAACATGATATGTCCGGTATCCCATACCTTCACACATGCATTTTTCAAATTCCATGTATCTATCGGATTGTTATACTCGATCAGTTCCTGCCGGATCTCCTCTTCCGTCAGCTTCGTTGGTGTACTCATCACCCAGCGATTTTGCGGTATCGCTTCATAGCTATATCCTATTTTATCCAACCGCTTTGTGAACTCCTTTGAAAATTTGTTATCGTATCCACATTCCAGCATCCGCAGCTCGTACTCCTTATGCATTTCAAGGAACCAGTCTGCGACAAATGATACATCTATTTCATTATCATCCACGATGCGCAGATGACCTTCTCTGGCCCATTCCTGATACTTTGCACCGGCTTCAACATCATCACTGTTTCCCAGTTTACTGACCGGTATCCAGTACATCGATGCGATATATTTATGTTTATCCTTTGGTCGCATCATGAGCAGCTTTGCGGAGCATAAGTCTGTGGTCTCTGCCAGATCGGCAGCTCCCAGACACACGCTTCCTCTGAAATCTTCTATTTTGAATCCTTTTACATAATTCAGCTGCTCATCCATCAGCCATTTTTCAGCTTCCGATACCTTGAAATCGAAATCCTTCGACATGACATACATGCGGGCAGATTTGCTGAGCTTCGCTTCTTCCACCCGGTCACGGAGATAGGACCATTTTTTAACAGCTCCGATGGATGGATTCGACTTCTGCCATGCAGGATTGATCCCCTGTTCATTCGTTTCCCATATCTCGCTTTCGGAATCCTGCGTATACAGCCACGGCAGTTTACGCTTTGCGCTTTCCCGGCCGTCTTCGCGCTCGTTGATCCGGCGATATTCTTCCAGCGTTTTATCCAGAAAACCATCTGCGACGAATCCTTCCGAACCGAACATGAAGATCTTATAATTATCCTTCGTGCTAGTAGACTGCTGGATCGGCTTATAGATACCATCATCCAGAAGTGCCCATACCTCATCGATTCCCGCCATATCGATGTTCCGGCCTTCTTTGTTACGGCTGGAATCCGATAGCTTGGAAAGAAGATTATGATTGAACTTGCAGCTGATCCCTTTCTGGTTGCGCCATGTATCCGTGCTTTTCGGATCTATCGTCATCCTCATTGCATCGATCTCCCGATAGCATAGGTCGGCGATATTATCATCTGTTCCTGAGCATATGATATTAGACCCAGGCTGTCCGATCATCAACTCCGCAAGTTCAAGGGCGGCGATCAATACTGTTTTTCCGTTCTTTCTAGTAACGAGCAGCAGCACTTCCTGAAATCTGTCCACCCATCCTCCGGTGTCTATCGATTTGATCTTAAAGCTATATATGACCTCTATGAATGCTTTTTGCCATAACAGCAGGATCATCGGTTTTCCGTGAAATGGTGCTTTTGTCAGCTTTACACAGTTTTCGATGAAATCGATACGCAGATCAGCTTCCTTCGTGTCATAACGGTATTGTTCATCATCCCATTCCTGAATGAGATGATCCAGCCCTGCTATGAACGCTTTGCTCGCATAGGTGTCTCCATTCCTTATCGATTCCCTATATTTCCACAGCCATGTATCTTCATACTTCATGTAATTTCTTCAACCACTGGCGGAATAAGCTGTCTTCCCCTTCATCCGTATGGTTGATCGCAGAGCGCAGCACTTTCAGCGAGTTATTGTACTGCTGCAACAGCTCCTTGTACTGCTTTGCGGCCGGTGTCGTTTTCTGCCGGTTTAGATCTTTATCCGATACGCGGATGAATGGAAGCTTTTTCAAAGAATAGAGCGTTTTTTCAAGGAAGATGATATCATCGACCAGCGGCTCCATCAGACTTCTTGTCGCATCATCCGGAAGTTGTTTCAGCAATTCTTTTTTACGTTCCATCCTGTCAGCTCCTTTTGTCTAATATCTTTCGGTCTTTAAAAATCACTTTTTAAATTTCCGGAAAATTTCTTCAAAAATCTCATTTTTTCGCTTTCGGTGACAATACTGAATCCCTTACAGTCCCTTTTCAGCTTCAGTGAATCCCTAACCCGGGGGGACTATCTCCTTTTCATGTGTTCGACTTGCAGTTTATGATTCAATGACATTAGATCGAACACATATTGTTTCCCAAAACTTTTATCCAGCTCAGTTCGTTCTAACTGTTCCTGTATCAGATCGACCAGCATGTTGAGCTCGATCATATCTAATGCAACATCATATGCAGCACACACGCCACGCTCCGGCACCTGCAATCCCAGTGACGGTAATGGTTTGGCACTTTGTATGTAACTACCTGCCTGCTCATTCGCCTGTGTAGCCAGTGCCTTATCCGCATAGTTAAGTAATGTTTCCGCTGTCTTACGATTGATCATGATTGTGTCGATCGATTGCGCTTCTAACAGATCATTCAGCCAATTCAGTTCCGTAGAACCTTTCACTTCATCCTTATATCTCATATAACTTCCTCCTCATCTCATGTTGTATACATAGAAAACCATTCCTCTATATATCTAATAGTTTCTTCTGCATTGCTACGTTCTTGTGCCCGTGCCTTGCATGTATCCTTATCTACATCAATAAATACGCTGGATGCATTCAGACGTATTTCAAGACGTTGGCGTTCCATCGCCATTGGTAGCCCTGCTATTACATACGCATTCTCCCACTTTCCTGTCCTATACTTGATCTGCTCATATAAACAATCTCGTACGGCGAAAGCATTCATCTTCATCCTGTCCGGCTTTATATATCTATCGTTTATGGTGATCATCTGATAGATGCTGTCCATATCGACGATGAGATCATTCGGTCCTGCATTGGCTTGTACGAATGTCGTCTTTCCTCCACACGGTGGACCGTAAACGATATATGCCTTGCGATATCCTTCTTTTCCGAACCTGCGATGTATCTCGTTGTGACATTTAAAATGCACTAACATGATCATTTCCGGATTCAGTGATGTCATATAATCGTTGATATTCTGGTCTGTAAGTTCCTTCTTATGGTGCGCGACCATATCATACTTTTTGATGATAGGTCTTCCACAGTGCTCACAATAGACCATCCCATCGTCTGGATTCTTTCGTTCATCGATAAGATATTCTTTCAGGCTGGCAAATTCATCCGAATTATAGAATTCCTTTTTATTTCTGAACATTACGCTGTCCTCACCCACCTGTATACTGTGATGTACGGCTGCAGGTTGTTATGCGCAGCTCCTCCACCGGCATTGTTGTTCGTTGCGGTTGTTGCGTTATTACTTGCAGTATTACTACTTACATTCACTGTATGTGAGTGTGCTCCTCCTGAATTGATAGTCACGCTGTGGCTATGGCTTCCTGCGCTTTGTGCCGCCGTTGTGGAAGTACCGTCATAATCACTCGACCATCCCATCGTAGCCCACTTACCAGCTGTACCGCCTGGCACTTTCTGTCTCGTATACATCGTATGATTATGGCTTCCTGCACTCCCTGTTGACCCTGAATGATTATGACTTCCTGCTGACCCAGACGAAGCACTATGTCCATGAGCATTCTGACTATGATTGTGTGAATTCTGACTATGTGTATGTGTTGGCATCTCATTCACTGTTGTCGTATGCTTCTTTTCTCCACCAGTCTTCTGCGCCGTATTGAAATCTGCATCATTCTCATCGACGCCAACGGTGACACGCCCTTTCCCAAAACGCTCCCATATACCACCGAAGTATTCTGCCGGATTGACATTGCGGACACTTTCAAAAATTGAACCGATAGGCCAGCTTCCACTTGCCTGCTCTGCACGTTTCGATATGCTGAAGAATCCTGCGTCTAATTTGCAGATTGCTGCATCTTTATCCGTTATTGTCACAAGTGTTCTGAACTCTACATATCCAGTATTTCCTTCATTACTCAACAAGCGCATTTTCATCGTTCCTGCTGTATACCACAAGGTTTTATCTATTTTATAATTCAGATATCCTCCTTCTAGCTGCAAGACGGAGCTAGTGGTTACGCTTCCTGATCGGTTGGTTACTTCTACTCTCAGATTCGTTTTCTGTGATGGTAGAGGTATTAAAAATAGGATCAGTTCATTTTCATCACTTGCTGAATTGCACGATCCATATTGGTCTATATCAGCAAAATATATACTTACGATATTTCTCACCCTGCATCTCGCTTATATGTTCCATTAGTGCGGCAGAAGATGTCCGTCGCTCTTATATATCTTCCATTGACTTTTTTATAAATATTGTATCTTTGATACCTTCCATTGACTTTTAAGAATATATGTCCTGCTGGCTCCGCCGGCGTTGTGATGGTCACACCAAAAACCCCTGAATACCTTCCTAATTTATCCAGAATACGACAATTGACTGTATACCTTGTTTTCTCATTCAGCCCTGTATATGCTTTACTGGCTGTTGTTCCAGATGATACCCATGAACCGCCATTGATCTGCCATTCAAACCGGCTTATTCCTGCCGCAATATTGTATCCATATGCTGATACTGTAAAGCGATCAAACAGCAACCCTGAATAGGATAATGATCCCGCGACCGGTGTTGCCGGAAGTGTCGTGGCTGTGACACTTGCAACACCAGAATTTGTGCCATAGTTATCCTGCAATAATGCTTGGAGTGTATACGAAGTACCAGGTGAAAGTCCTGTAAATGTTCTAGTTGATCCAGAGCCGTTGTTGGTCCAGCTCCCGTCAATAGAACGTTTGAAGAAATACGCTCCCCACGTCGCTCCGTATCCACCAAAACTGAAACCTCCAACTTGAACTGAAATAGAATTCGTAGTGTTACCTGTCACCCAGATAGATCCGGCAGATGGTGCAGGTGGTTTCGGCGTCGTTGCGCCAGTAGAAGCAGACGAACCCCATACTTCGTTGTAATCACGGCGAAACTGTACCTCTATCGTGTGATATGTGCTAGGCGAGAATCCGCTGAATGTTTTGCTCATAGAACCACCGTCCGTTACAGCAAGAGCTGAAGAAGGTGTGAAATTAGTCCAACCTCCACCATCTATCCGATAACGTCCCAGTGTTGTCTTTACATTTGAGCTGATTACACAGGTTATAGCGTTTTGTGATACTGATGATACATATATTCCGGCTGATCCGCCGCTGCGATCTATAGATGGGACAGATATTGCAGCTGTCTTCCATCCACCAGCAGGTGTATGATAGCTACCACCTAGTCCCACATCACAATATCCATGTACATAGACCGGATTATTGTTCGGCGCGCCACTCCCGTTATGGCCAATAGTCCATGTCTTATCATAAAGGTCGATCGTCTGTGAGCGCCCACCTCCAACATTGATAGCTTTTGTCTGCGTACCTCTGATATCCGATCGTACACCGATACCTACGGTCCCAGCTGCATTATTGCAACTATAATATGAATTTACAGATGTTATCCGTATCTGCTTAGCAGTAAATGTCGTTGTGTTCGCTATGACATTCTTCGTCATGGTATATTCTACTTCTATTTTGTAATAGCTGTTATTCCATACCTCTTTCCATGCCATATTACTGCTCCAACTTTAGATAAAAGTCTCCGTCTTTTCCGACGGAATTATCTGGATTTGCAGTGCCAGAACGGAATACCGGAAGTGCTGCCAGTTTTGCATCGATTTCCTGTTTTGTGTATACCGTATCCTTTGCTGCAGCTTCTGCAAGACTGTGATTATCCTTAAATCCGTTTAGCTTATCTGCCATATCCATCATCCTTTCTTAAAACATTTTTTCTTCATCCATCTTTTTTCGATGTTCAAATTCTTGCTTCTTCAATTCCAATGTTTGTGGATCCGATGTCCATCCTGCTTCCTTGTCCCAGTGTTTCAACAATATGAGATTCGATGTCGGATCGGGAAGAGCATGTTTTTCTGATATCTTAGTTTTTATAAGCTTTGGTTTTTCCAGTGCTTCCACATCGACACCATTCTCTAGCAATATCTTTTTAACGGACTTATCGAATTCTATCCGTTCCACAGTCTTCTCTGTCTCGGTGTACGTAAATCCCGTAGCCCGTTTAAACATCGCACATTTCAGTTCCTGCACGGTACTGATACGGCTATTTTTGAGCAATTCCGAAAACTCCGAAATTTTCAAATATTCATAGAAGGCACTCTTTCCTATTCCAAGTGCCTTTATCAATTCTTTATCAGTTGCTCCCTGTCTACACCACTCGGCTATTTCCTTAAATCTGGGAAGTACATGTGTTTCGTACTTACTTTTTCTTCCAGAATTTTTTCTTGCCATCGGTGGTTCCGTAGGCGATGTAACGTGTCGTTCCTGTGCTTGCAGATGTGTAGACTAACCAATAGTGTCCATCCGCTTCTTTTACGGATTCATAATTCAGCACCATGCCCTTATCGTAATACAACCCGGTCTCTCCTTTGCTGAGAGATGCGCTGTTACGCACACGGATGCGATCCACGGTAGCAACCATCGTTCCAGATGCAGCAATTCCAGCCTTCTGTGCCGGTGTCTTTTTTGCCGGCTTTTTGACATAATCATTTGCCCGCAAAGCCCCGAGTGAGCCAGCATATGGCATCGTGATTACGTTTGCCACCTTGCTGCCCTGATTCTGGCCCAGGAACTGCCCTGTGCCGTCTCCGTTATCTGACAGATACATCGCGATATGTCCATCCGGTGCAGCTGCGCATTTACCCCAGATACACCAGTCCCCTTCCTGCATATTCTGTGTTTCTACAAACTTTTTCAGAATCCCGTTCTTCTTACGGTCATTCCAGAGATCTGGAACGTACCCTGTTGTCGTGCAGTTAAAAATCGGATATTTCATTAACTGGCAAAAATATGCGAATAGATCCCAGCACTGTGCACCGAATGCACAGTCTACATCATAAGCTTTTCCTACGACCTTCTTTTTAAATTCTTTAGCTGTCATATATATCCTCCTATTTCTTTTTTGGTAATTTGTGAACCTCTCTGAGCATGACTTCTACCGTGCCATTTCCGCCTAATGCTTTATATGGTCCATTTAAATACTCCAGCTCTTCTAAATCGTCGGAAGTGACATATCCACGATTGATCAGATACTCACATTTCTGTATGATCCTGTCATGCAGGATGGCTTTGATGCCATCCTGTAAAGCTATGATGTATTTTAATATCCATGCAAACATAGTCCCGAGAAAAATTAAAATGGCCCAGTAGTCTTTGACGAATGTGAGCAACTCCATGCAGCTATTTTCCTTTTAACTGCTTCATCACTAGATCAGATGCCTTTGCTTCGCGTGTAAATGAATTATTTTTCCACCATGATATGAGTGCAGCTATGATCGTAAAGCCTGCTGTCGCTAACTGATACACTGTATCATCAGCAATACCAATGGTGCCCTTTCCGCATACTGCAAGGAGCTGATTGACAAGTGCAATGAACAGACATGCCGTTCTAGCAATCGTTGCTGGCTCAACGCCTGTTCCTTCAGGTTGGATAACTTTCTTTTCTTCTTCCATTGCTTTTCTCCTTTTCTTCGTGGAACAGTAGTTCCGTCGATGCCAGAATCATAAGTGATATATGCATTTTCCACAATACACAGGAATATCCTTACTTTTGTCCCTTTTTTATGCTTTATTTATCCCTTTTTATTCCCTGTTTTTCTCCCGTTTTTATCTATCTGAATAAAAAAAAGATGCAAATTTCTCGCATCCTCTTACTCACAACTTTTCATCTTCGATTTCTCCCATGATTTCTTTGACAATATCGTCCGCATATAATACATCAGTCACTAACTCCACAAGTCTTCGTTTATGCTTATATACAGTGTTATCATCCAGTCCTAATTCCTCTGCAATCTCCCTGTATTTCATATCGATGATATCGTAATACTTATCACTTTTTATATTATCAACAGCCTTTTGTAGCTTTTTATAACAGGTATCCGTGTGCGGATATAAGTAAAGCAACTTCTCCGCTTTTTTTATCCGCTTGTCGTCCTTACGCATCGTATTTCCTTTCCTCTTCCCACATACGGTCACCAATATATTTATCAATATTCAGTGCAGTACTGCGCAAATCCGAAAGAGTAAGTATTTCATTGCTTATGATTTTGTCCCGCAGCACGATTTCCCTAACTTCAGCAACTGCATCCTGTACTTTTTTAAAACTTGCCCTATTCCAGGTTGTTACCTTTCCAGTTTTTTGATTTACGATTTTTTCCACGACATTAAAGCACTTGTCATCTGCGTCAATGTAATACTTATCAGTTACTTTTACCATGATGGTCCTCCTTATATTTCGAATGCCCACAGGAACCATGTTACTAGAACAGCGACAGCAAACGCAGCATGAAGCAAAGCCATGGCCTGCGTAGATAATGCCAGCTTGTGCTGCGGCAGCTGCTCTCTGCCTTTGTTCCAGGTTTTTATGTCCTTAACAACCTTATACAATGAGTAAATATAAATCATTGTAAATATTATGATAAACATGATCCTTGATAATGTTTTTAATCTTTCCACTTTTTGCTCTCCTTTCCCAATACCGTTTTTATGCATGTTTCCGGCGGTTTCCATTTAAAACCATACTGCTTGGCAAACACATGCTCCGGCGTTTGCATCCACTCTCTTGTTAACTGCAGCGCATCGTATGAATCCACATGTCCAGATGCGCGTGTGACAAGCACCATTTCATCAAATGGCACACGCACATCTACTACTGGATCCGACATCCTATATACTTCCTCCACGGCATCCTCCGGCGTGATTACATCATTCATCACATTCAAGATAATCTTCACATGCTTCATTATCTTTCTTTCTGGCAGTTTCAAATTTGTGGCAGTAGCCTTTTGCGTGATATACACATGTTTTGCATGTAGCCTTCCTCTTCGGGAATGTAAATTCCTCAATCGGTGCCTTGATTGTCTTTAAGCCTTCGTCCTCAGGATCATATACTTCTGCCTTAATACATCTCTTGTTTGTATCCGTATCTGTATACTGATACAATTTTAAAATCACAGTATAAAGTTTTCCATGAAACTTCATATCATATAAATCTTTAAAAATATCGTAATTCATCTTTCTTTTCCTCCTTGCTATGCAGCGTACTTCAATGCCAACAACCTTTTCATTGCTGTTTCAATGGCCTTGATTTCTTCTTTGGTCTTAACTAATTCCGTTCTGACAGATGCAGCGTGCAGATCTGTTTCTTTCATCTGCTGCTCCTGATATTTTAGTGTATTGATATAGGTTGTTTTCTCAACGATGATATTCTGCATGATTTCCAGCGCTTTTTCCAATGTCATTTTCCTTGTTTCCTCCTCTCTAAAATATGTTACATACACTATAAAACTGTAACGTATTTTTGGATGTCTCATGATGTGTGTAATAGCTGATGTATAAAGGCTTTACGCTCATTTCACGGTGCCCTTTATCAAAAAATATGTGCAAACTTTTTCATTTCCGATTTTTCTGCTTTGCCAGGTATAAAAACCACTCTTTCCAGCACTTCTCGTTTGACATCCTGCATTTATCTTTCCTGCAGCGGTTTGGTGTGAAGGCATATATGGATTTTGGACATGCAGATGTATCGTCCATCTTTCCTTCTGCATTCTCATATTTGATATGTTCGCATGCTCTTGTGAATGCATCTTCCAACACTATGTAATGTTCAATTAACTCTCTTAATGGTTTCAGATATTCTTCCGCATCTTCGTATGTATCTGTGCATAGGCACATCAGTTCGATACCTTCATATAACTCTTGATATTCATTCATAGCCTGTTCCCTTTCTGTGTTATCCATGATCTAAGCTTTTTCAGCATCTTTTCTACTCTCCTTTGTACGTTTCCGGCAGCTCCTGCCATGCGATTACTTTCCAATTTTCCCTGTCGATACATTTATTATTGCAATGCCATTGCTTACCATATCCATATCCTGTAAATATCTTTTCTACTTTCCGCTGTCCATATACGTTTTCTAACGTTGCTAATACTGCATATCCTGCAAAGATCGGCATCATCTCTTTTACCGATATCCATTCATCTTCTTTTGGCATTCTTTATCCTCCTATATAAATAGACTGGCGTGTCTTTTGGACATCATTTGCATCCCACATGATGTATAACAGCGTCGTCGAAGAATCACTATGGTTATACATTTTTTGCAGTGTCAGCAGCTTACCACCATTTTTATAGTACATGTATCCAAACGTTTTACGCAGGCTGTGCATCGCGAAGTTATACGGTATGTTGCATTCTTTTTTTATATCATCCATGATGCGGTCGGCC